GTTATTAGAATGTTCAATAGACATCTTTTCTTTCTCCCAATCTCTTTGTTTTTGTTCAGACTCTGCTTTAGCTTTAGTTTGAGCTTGAGCATTTTCTTGTTCTCTTTTAGATCTAAGTTCTTCAGACACAAGTAATGCTTCTTCAGCTTCTTGTATAGAATCTTGTTTAATGACTTTAAGAACATCAGAAAGTTCTATCTTTTGGTTCTGCATTGCAGCATGGGCAAGTTGTTGAATAGTTTGTTTAATTTCTTCTGACATAGAAGAGTCTTCCATAAATAACCCTAAAGTACTTTCATTTAAAAGGTTAACATCCATCTGCAACATTTCTTGTGACATATCATCAAGAATGTAATTAATGAATTTCTTATCAGAAGTAGAGTAAGCAACTTTAGCTAGATCAATTAAACCTTGAAGTACATTTCTTTTAATACAGTTATGTAAGTCAAAGTATGGCTCCAGCATGTGTGAAGTTTGTACAAGGTTTTGTTGGTTATTAGCAACTCTTTCAGACACAGAAGTCTGCCCTAAAACAGGGTCAGTAATACCTACTGACTTACCACATTTTTGTTCAAGGTAATCAGCAAGTTGGATATACTTCTGAATGTCAGAAGCCAATGAAAGGTCTAGTGTTTTAGCAATAGTATTAACATCACTTTGGTTCATTCCTTCTTCATCAGGATTGTACCACATAAAAGGAGTACTTTCAAAGAAGTACTGCCATTTCTTAAGGTCTATCCCGGAGTCAGTAGGAATAGCATTGATGTTCATTAAGATTTTTTTACCTTTATCTGAAGCAAGAAGTAACTCAAGTCTATACATTACTATGTTGTAATAGTACTGATAAACTTTCATTCTATCCATTACAGATGTAGGTTGAGAGTTAGTGTTATCATAGATAGCACCATAATAAGGTAAAGTGCATTTGTAGATGTTGTCTGGGTCTTTAAATTGACCTGGAACAGGTCTCATTTCTTTATAGATATGCATACCTATTTTATACCCTTCATATACTTCAGGAATCCATTCCCAGGTGATTTTAACATCACCCATAGCTTTGTCAAGTTTATAAGACTCATCTACCATAAACTTAGTTTGAAGAACTCCATCTTCATCAATGTAATCTAACCAACCTATTTTTCTAAGGCCTTTAAATACACAATGTAAAACTCTGATTGAGTTTTTATCTTCATAAGTTAAATACTCATCAAAGTTAAATAGATTATCATGTACTCTTTGAGTAATGTGATGATTGTAGTTTCTCCAAAGAGTATCTATTTCTTTATCATCTAAGTCAAAGGTTTGAACTATCTGAGAAGGATGCATTCTATATTCTGCTGCTGCCCATTCTCCTTGTTCAATGTAATCAAGGTCTGAAGCTTTATCACAAGAAAATCTAACAGGGTTTACAACTTTCATTGCTGGTTCTCCATTGACTATTCCTAACCAATATACCTCATAAGCTGAGATTAAACCATGTTTCCAACCATTATTAAATTTCTTTCTTACATCAAGTTTTTTAATAAGAGCATTTAATAACTGTTGTCCTTGTACTTCAGCAGGGTCTCTGTGATCTCTTTTCATATAGGCCCTAACTTTATCTGGAGTTTTAGCTTCAATTTCAGCTTCAATTTGTTGCTGTATCTCTTGCATCTCTTGTTCAGTAAGTTCTCTGCCTTTCATCTCAGCTTGATACTTAGCTTCAGTTTCTTGTTTAATAGGAGCCATTATAGACTCTATAACAAAATCTCTGATTCTATTAGTTTCTTCTTCTACTTTTCTATTAGATGCTTCTTTGTTAGTAGCAATAATTCTATACCCAAAAGGTCTTTTCATTTCCATCCCAATCAAAGCTTTTACTCTGTAAGAGCAAATATCTCTGTTAACCATTTGAGCAGGAAGTTCCCCCATCTCTGAACCATAAGGAGTTGCTACATAAGCAAAATCAGATAAATCAACAATGTTATTGAATAGGTCATAATTAACCCTCATTCTTTTATACTCATTAACCCCTCCATATCCTATAGATAAGAAGTTAGCTTTAGTATCATACATGTCAATCTTCTCTCTGTACCACAGAAAGTTTTGATCTTCTTTTTCTTTTCTACTGAGTCTTTCAGTAGAATAAGATTTAGGTTGGGTAACAGGTTGATTCATTTTTCTTAAAAATAAGTATTTACAAAAGTACTAATTAATTTAATCTCTGTGTCAAGTTCCTAGTATTATTTTTAACATACATAGTGTCCATCATAGCTAATAGCTGTTTTGCTTTTCTGTTTCCATTAGATTTAGGTTCATACTCTTTACCATGTAAATCTTCTTGGTCTTGGAACATTACTTGCATAAGTGCCATGACCCTATCAAAGTTACCTTTTCTATTGTAGCCAATTAATTCTTCTAAGAGTCCTATAGAATAGATTTGGTCTAGAGACCTTATTGGAAACCCTTCTTCATCATAGTCTTGTACATCAAGTAACCAAGACTTAATGTATTTTTCACCTGCATCTTTAAGTTGATCATTCATGTGGCATCCATAAAGTCTATTTACTTTAGAATTCTTCACATTCTTCTTAATAACTTCATCAGGTTGATAAGCTAGGTAATGTAATTGTTTTCTTCTTCTGAAGTAATCCTTGACATGGGTCACCTCATTTTCATGCATAATAGTAGTATTGTAAAGTTCAGCAAATAATCTACAAATGTAGTTTACATCATCTGCTTCTCCAGGTCTACCTACATATTCTGCTACAATTATTCTTTTGGTTCTTTCTCCAATAATTACTGACTTATAAACATAAACAGCAGCTAAGGAAGTACCTTGTGCTTGTCTGTAAGGGTCATATCCAATTTTATAGGCATTTCTTTGTGGCACTTCAGCAGGGTATTCATAAATAACAGGACATCCTTCTAATGAAGTATTGTCTGGCTTTTGTCTATAAATTACATTGGCACTGCCATCTAATATAGGTTCTGCTTTAACTTTCTTAGACTCATAGTCATAGAATAGTTTGACAGGAGTACCCATAATCATGTGTAAGTTCTTGGCTTTGACAATCTCAAGTTGTCTTTTAAGTTCAAGAACAGGGAAGTTATTTGTAGAAACCATACCAAAGGCTTCAAATGGGCCCAATGGTTTTTCTTGCATTCTTTGTTGAATATCAGCAGAAGTAGCTCCATTATCTAAAAGAAGTTTTCTGTTTGCAAGCTCTACTTGTTTAGCTCCTTCTGTATCTGAGTTACCTTGGGCATCATAGTACCCTTCCATATTCCAGTTAATAGGGTGGAAGAAACCACACTTCATATCTTCAGAGTCTTCATCCCAAATGTTTTGGAATGGTAGCATACCAAATCTAAGTGGGTTAGAGTGCATCTCAGAATAGTCTGCAGTACCTCCTTCCATATCCCCTGAAGTACCAAACACAGTAATCATACCTGTTTTAATGTCCCCTGCCATAACACAGTCCTCAGTTGCTTTATATGCTGCCTTTAAAAGACCAGGAGAACCAAATGCTCCTGACTCTTCAAAGATTACATCTCTAGCATCTTTACCCCTTGCGGCATCTGCATTATCTTTAAAAGTAAGAGCCATGATTTCTGATAAGAAACCTGTCTCAACTTTAACTCCATTTCTATACTCAATAGTTGAGGCCTTAACGTGATCCATTTTATCTACAACATCTTTAGGATAAACCCAAGCTGTATTGGCATTGATAAAGTTGAGGTAGTTAGTAGCCATTGTAAAGATACCTTTAGGAAAAAGGAATCTCTTTTCATAAGCACCAAAAATAGTAAGTGCTTTAGGATAACATAAATAGTTCTTAACTGCAATAGCTGCATTCTTATAAGAGTAACCCTTTCTTCTTGATTTACCTACAATAAGGTTATATCCTCCATTAAGGTAATCTACTTCTATTTTTACTTCTAGTTGAAGGCCTGCAAATAATTTTTCTAAAGCTTTTTTATGAGCTTCAGCTTCCGGCATAGTCTTAGCATGGAATCTGCAGGTTTCTACAAATTCTGTCTGCACTCCTAAACCATCAACTATACCATTGAAGGCAATTTCTCTTGCCCAAAAGTAGTTGTAATCTCCATCCCAAAAGTCAGGGAAGTCAGTTACTTTAGAAGATTTTTTAAGGGTTGTGTCCTCTACTTTTAAGATAGGACAAAAATTTAAGTAGAAATAATGGTCACCTGTAATCTTTACTCCACCTGAAGCATAACCATAGATGATTCTATTTCTTTGTTCTTGCCAATAAGAAAACCAATCAGGAGAACCCCAGGGATCTAGACAGTATGTCCCATACTTCTGAAACTTTCTAGCTTCTTCTCTGAATACTTCTGTATTAATCCAAATCCCATCAGGGTTTCTAATTGATCCTAATTGACTCATATTTTATATCTAAATAATTTAAAATTTTTACTTAAAGTAAACTGATAAGTAAATCTAACAAGAACTTGTACCCAGTTTTCTTTAGTGTAAAAAGTAATAGAGTGAAGATTATATTTTTTTAAAAAACTGGGTTTTTCTGTAAACATTTTTGAAGTTATTTCACACTCTTGTTCTTCTAAACAATTAGTAGTTTCTTTTTTCCATTTCCAACTATCTGGTTTCCAATTATGAGTAATTTGTTTATAAGAATCCATATATTATGTAACAATGTTTTTAAGTCTGTACAAAGTGTGAGCAATAAGTTGAGTCATCTCATCAATTTGATTTAAAAGAAAAGGTTCTTTAATACTTTCTCTTTCTACTAAAATAGTTTTGTACAAACCTTTAAAATAAGTCAAAGGATTAGCAATAACTTCTGATTCATCTACTTCTTCTAGTGTAAAAGAGTCATCAATACCCATTGAAGTCTCAATGTAAGTATCTACTAAATCTCCTACTGAATCATAGAAAATACTCATGGCATTATGTAGTGCAAGAGTTTTGTCTTTTTGTCTCAAGTGAGTTAAATGAGCATCAGTTCTTGCTTTAAGTAATAAAGCAGGAATAGTCCCTCTTGTACTTTTTGTTGACTCAGAAGAAGTTACTTCTTCCATATCATCATTATCTAACATAGATGCTAGGTTCTTTGCCATGTTTTCTAGGGTTTAAATTAATCAAATAAATTTGTAAAAAATCCTTTCTCAGTAAGGTCTTCAGGATTTTTCTTAGCTCTTTCATAAGCTTTGTTG